AGGTTCTACTGTTGGTATTTTAGGTCAGGATGCAATAGAATTATGCGAGCAATACGGTATTGATTGGAAGAATTACCGCTAAAACGCAAATATAAAACTTTGATTAAATTCTGAAAGATGGATTATGAAAAATTAGAATTAACAAGAGAACAGATACAAGCTGCAAAATCTGTGTATCGAGCAATTCGAAAAGCCGCTGAACTAAATGTAGAATTTTGGGACGACTATGGAACATTGGCTTGTTATAACGGAAATACTATTGAATGCCTGGAAATGGACGAAAGAGGGCACTCGGATATTGAAATTCACGAAAACAATATCTATTATTATGAACTATTGGACAATTTTCATCCCGGAAATTCAGACGACCGGGTTTACGCGAAACCGCGAATGCCCGGAAGTAATTGTTTTTTTTAGGGCGGGTTCTTTTCCTTATTTATATTGAAAATAAATAACGTATCTACGTAAAAATAATTAATAAAATACTTGCATTGTATTACGTAAATACGTATCTTTGATACATACAAAACAACAAAAACAAAACAAAATGAAAATCACAGAAAAAATAACAGCAACTCAGTACATCGGACAAAAAGAAATAGGTGTTTATGAAGGAACTCGTTATATGATTGATACTGAAATCGCCTTAAATGAAGGCGATGTTATTTCAATAGAAAAACCGATTGAAGCAAAGATTCAAACTCTTTGCCAATTGTGCGCTGTTGTTTATGATGGCGGGGAAGATTATAGCGAAAGAATGAAATTACAAGCTATTGATTTTTATTGCGGATTTATTACAAGAGAAGAAATTGAAATCGAATTTTAAAATAATATATGAAAACACTTACTGAGATTAGAGCTTCTGAAAAGTACAAAAACAGAATGAAAGCAATCAAATCAGAAAAAGATTGCAAAGAAATTACCTGGGAGAGAGTTGAAGAAATTGCAAAAGAATATGCTTTCCTATGCTGGAAAACCGGAGATTATCCGGTAGAAAAATTAACACGTGCGCTTGTATATCACGATTACATTGCAAATCAAAATGAAACCAACTGAAATTGTTAATTGGCGCAAAATAAGCATAGCACTTTCGGGAAATCCCGAAAGTGTTCGCTCAACTTATTCAGGCAAAAAGTATGAAAAGCCGGTAAACGAGATGAAGCAGTTTGTGGCGCAATGGATGGCGACCTATTACAAAGACGGGGCGGCTGGGCAAAAAAAAAAATAAAAAAAATTGATTATCAACTTTAAAAATTATAATTATGAACGCAAAAGTAGAACTTATTGAAGTATTAGAAGGTAAGGCACAAGTAAAATGTGCCGAAATAACAAAAAATGATGGTCGATTTACTTTGAAAGTAAACCATACAAAAGAAAAGTATAAAGAGTTTTTAAATGAATTAAATTTCAACTACGATTCAGGATATGGTGTTCAAAAAATTTTCGGTACTGTTTGGTTGACAGATGGTACATGGTGTACTCGGGGGGAGTATGATGGTTCTGAGTGGTGGATTCACAATCGGCTGCCAGAAGTACCATCGGAGCTGCTATAATGGTGGCTAACGGCTGACAATAACCGTCAGGTGAGGATTTAATTGCACCGACCTTTCACCTGACGATAAACTATATTAGGAGCAGATAACTTCAAGCTGGTAACAGCCCCCACTTGCAGTTATTGTATGTTTATGGGCTGGTTTTAAAATCTAATTTTATGATAACTATTTTAAACACGTCAATTTTGACAAATTTTGGTTCTTTTAATTATGAGCCATTAACGCTTGAAGAAAGCAAGTATTTAATTTCAAAAGGTTTTGAAAGTGCGGTGGGTCATCAATCTACCTGTGATATTCTTTCATCACTACTTCAAAGTGAAGTGAAACTAAACAGAGTTCAATATTCTCAAAAAGTAAAAGATATTGCACTTGTGTTTAAGTTGAAAGGCAGGCCAGAAGAGGGCAAAATTTTAACCGTTGCTGAAATTGAAACAATTGGTTATGAATTTGGTAAACTTACTCGTTTGTCGTAAATAATCGGGTCTGTAGGGCAGTTCTTAGGAGCTGTCTTACGCTTGCCGCTAACGTGATTCAGCTATGCCCAGTTGGGCAATTAATAGCGCAAAATTATCAAATTATATAAAACTTAATAAAATGCAAGAAAATTCAAAAAACGAGGTTAGCACCAGTGTTTCTGTTCCTGCTGTAAGGGTTAGATTTTATCCAATATACACTGACGAAACATTTGATGGTACGGTAATAGATGAAAAACCAAACTATTATGTAGTTATTCCCGACCAAAATTTACAACTAACTCAAAACTGGAATAAAAGAAAGTGCGATGTGCTTAGTTAATATTGGTGCTAACGTTAATTATATGGCAAGGCGGGGTTTAAAATTGCTTCCCTGTCAAGCCATCACAAAGTAAAAAAAAAGCACAAGTGTAGCAATACGGAATCCGCCCCCGCTTTGCTATATACAATATTATAGGGCGTTTTAATTTAATTACAATGATAACCGAAAGTCAGTATTTGAATGCAAAAATTATTGTAGAAAAATACGAAAAACAACAACAAACAAAACTGGAAAGTGAAGATAAATGGACAAAAGAAGGTGAAGAAGTTATTTACTTTTCTAATGTCCTTAGACTGATAAACAAACAAGTAATGAATATTAATTATTAAAATTCTCCTTGTCCTGCACGGAAAAATAATTAACTCTTTTTCTGAGGCGGGCTGGGTCTTGATATTTTGTAATGTATGTTATTTTTTAAATGACCTATAACAATCAATTAATATTATTTGTATGTTTGTAACACGTAATAAGATACCACAATGAGTTCAGATTTTTCATATAAAATATTTTCCAATAAATTAGTCCTCCCGGTTTCGTGTGGTAACTTTCCGGTTGGACTTTTTTATTGGATTAAATCAATCTGAATAATGAAAGAATATTTTTCACACGATTATAATTCACGAAACGACAAAAAGATAATTAAACTATCTATGAAACATGGTGTTTCTGGAATTGGTATTTATTGGTGTATTGTCGAAATGCTTTATGAGGAATCAGGTTATTTAAATGTAAATGAATACGAACGTATTTCGTATGAATTACGAACTGATTACGAAATAGTAAAAAGCGTAATACAAGACTTTGAATTATTTAAAACTGATGGTGATTTATTTTATAGCGAATCAGCCTTAAATAGATTAAATGAACGGTCAGAAAAAAGTCAAAAGGCACGTGAAAGTATTAATAAACGATGGAATAAAATAAAAAATAATACGAACGTAATACGAACGAATAACGACAGTAATACTATTAAAGTAAAGGAAAGTAAAGTAAAAGAAAATAAAGTAAAAGAAGTATTTATACCAGATTTTTTAGAATTTAAAAATTATGCTTTTGAAAATCAAAAAAATACAGATGAAAATTTATTGACTTTAAAATATAAATCATGGGTTGAAAATGGATGGAAGGATGGGTATAACAAACCGATTAAAATTTGGAAGTCAAAATTATTAAATACTTTGCAATATTTAAAAACAAGCGGAGAAAATGGAAATAATAAATCAGATTACGATGAAATCCCTTTCGACGATTCCAGATTCAAACATCACTAAACTTTTTGATTTCACTTTTGAAGTTGAAAGAGAATTGAAAAAAATGTATTTGGAAATTGGCAAATCAATAGTTGGGAAAAATTTAAAAGTTCAGGGCGAAATGAAAGCCATAATAACAGAACTTTTAAAATACTTCACCGGCAATGAATCTGAGTACAGTTTGAAAAAAGGAATTTATTTATATGGTAATTTTGGAGTTGGCAAAACAGTAACTTTCAAAATAATACAAAGATTACTTTCTGTTATTTCGCCGCTTGACTGGTCCGGGAAAAAAATAAATGCAAATGGGTTTATGATTACCAGTTTAGAGCAGATAATTGAAACATATAAAGCCGATGGAAATATGGATTATTTTGGATATAGGCGAGAATCAAAACCGATTCATCTTTGTATTAACGAATTTGGGAAACCGATTAATGAGAAGATTTACGGAACCCAGGCGAATGAATTAATTTATTCGCTTTTTATGATAAGATATGAGTTATTTCAAACCGGAATTTTAACGCACGTTACAAGTAATTTCAGGCCGGAAAAACTTAAAATAGAGCAGATAGTCAAAGATAGAATGGTTGAAATGTTTAACTTTATTGAGGTCAAGGGGGAAAGTTTAAGAAAGTGAATCATAACGGGCTGCGTGTATGGTTTGTGGCGTCCTAATTTCTAAAACCTGGATTAAATGCTGAAAAGTAGTTTTGTTTTCTTTTTTTGGGTTGGTTTTTAATGTTAATTTAATGTTAATTATAAGTATATACGGAAAACAATTCACTTTTTTGATGCAACATATTAAGTAAATACATTATATTTGAATCATACAAATAACAATTAAAATAAAACAAAATGAACGCAAGAATCGCAGACGAAATCAACGAACAAAAAGTAAAAGACCTTTTTGAATCAGCAGTAAAAATGTCAGAAACAACTGGCAAATCAGTAGCAGAAGCAATCGACTACAAAGTAAGTGTGTATTTAAAATATGCAGCTTCAACAAACGAAGCTGTTGCATGGGAAATCAGGGGCGAAGAAGCAAAAAAAATGATTTAATTATGAAAATTAACGAACTTAAAAGAGAACTCGGCTTATCAAATACTGATATAGCCGGGTTCTTTGGGCTTTCTCCGGCTGCTTATGCTAATTCAAGCGCAAAAGCCAGATATGAAGCTGCAATGTGCAGTGTTTATGCTGCCGCAAAATCAAAAATGAAAAGGCAAGAATTTAAAACATTAGACTGGTTTTTTGACAAGATAAAAAGCCACTTCGAACATGGAGACATTTTTGAATCAATTTGCTTAACTTATGCAATTGCAAAGCAAAAGGAGTTGGATTACGCAGAAAACGTAAAAAGTATCAACGAAGAAAAAGGCAATGTTGTATTACCGCTATAGCCAGTTAATTTTTACAAATATGAATAATACAGGTTATTTGTCTTTCGGAAATGATGAATCAAAACAAAACTTATTATCATTATCCGAAGTAGAAAAAAAAGAATTTGATTTTGATTTAGCTCAAATACTAAAAAAAACAAACGAAGTAATGGTAGAAGCTAATTTATTTGTAGGGCATATTTTTGCAAATCAAAGATTAGGTAATAGAAATTTTTCAGTTGAGTCATGGATTGATTTGTCGCCAGAAAAAGAACCATTAATTGTATTGCAGCAATTTAAAGAACTTGCAATTGACGATTATTTGGATAGCATAAATGCTAATAAAAATCTGAACAATGAAGGATTTGTCAGGTTGCTGCCGTAATTGGCTACTATCAAAATAAATATATAAGTAAAAACAAAATATTAATTTTAAGTATTAATTTTAAGTATTAATTTAAATCAAAACAAAATGAATTATGAAGAGTTTTTAAAATCAAAACAGAGAAGAGTAATCCAGTCAGGATTTGATGTTCAGGATTCAAAACTTAATCCGATGTTATTCGACTTTCAAAAACACATTGTAAAACGTGCTTTAAAGTCGGGTAAGTTCGCAATATTTGCAGATTGCGGACTAGGCAAAACACCTATGCAATTGGACTGGGCAAAACAAGTAATGATTAAAACAAATAAGCCTGTTTTAATACTTTGCCCTTTGGCAGTTGCAGCGCAAACAATTCAGGAAGGAATAAAATTCAACACTAAAATTAAAAAGTACAAAAATCAAACTGAAACTGAAATTTACATCTCAAATTATGAACAGATTGAAAATATTGATTGTACTTTATTTTCAGGAATAGTTTTAGACGAAAGTTCAATTCTGAAAAATTTTACCGGAGTTTATAAAAACTTGATTATTGAAAAGTTTAAATTAACTCCTTATAAATTAGCCTGCACTGCAACGCCTTCACCAAATGACCTGAATGAAATCGGGAATCATTCTGAATTTTTGAACATTTTAGACGCTCAGGACATGCGTTCAAAATGGTTTGTAAGGGATGAAGGAATGAACAATTACCGTTTGAAAGGTCATGCAAAAAAGGATTTTTATGGATGGATAAGTAGCTGGAGTACGATGCTTGTTAATCCATGCGATATGGGTTTTTGTGAAACTGGAAAACGGTTTATTTTACCGAAACTTGAATTTATCGAACATGAAATAGTAACCGAATTAAAAATTGGAACCGGACGACTATTCAATGAAGGCCACGTAAATGCTACCAACTTCAATGCTGAACTAAGGTTAACTAAAGAAAAAAGACTTCAAAAAACAGTACAAATTTGCAATGAAACGCCAGGACAAATATTAATTTGGGTAAAACAGAATGAAGAAGGCGAATGGTTACGTAAAAATCTGACAGATTGCAAAGAGGTAAAAGGAAACGATTCAGTTGAATTTAAAGAAAAAACACTTTTAGGATTCGCAAAAAACGAGTTTAGAATTTTAATTACAAAGGCTAAAATTGCACAATTCGGAATGAACTTCCAAAACTGTTCAACTCAGATATTTCCTTCACTTGATTTTAGTTTTGAATCATTCTATCAACAGGTCCGGCGGTCATATCGCTTCGGACAAAATTCGAATGTAAATATTCACTTAATAAAAACAGATACTATGGAAAACGTTGTAAAAACAATTGAGAAAAAAGAAAAGCAATTCAAAGAAATGCAAGAGGAAATGAACCGAAACATAAATACAAATGTTTACGGGCTGTTAAACGAATATGAGCGAAAAGAAGTAAAACTTAATAATGCCTTATTAATAAAAGGAGATTCGTGTATTGAGATAAAAACAATACCAGATAATTCAGTTGGTTTTGGTATTTGGTCACCACCATTCAGTTCATTGTTTACTTATTCAAACTACATTCATGACATGGGTAACAATGAAAACCATGAGGAGTTTTTTAAACAATATGCCTTTTTGCTAAAGGATATTTATAGGATTTTAAAACCCGGGAGGCTGATTTGTTGCCATACAAAAGACTTAGGAGTGTATAAAAATAGTTCTGGTTATACCGGGCAATATGATTTTACAGCCGAACACACCAGGGCCGTTTTAGATGCCGGATTTAAACTCCATTCGAAAATCACTATTTGGACTGACCCTGTTTTGGAAATGCAACGTACAAAAACACAAAGATTGCTGTATAAACAGATTACCAGCGATTCCAGTAAAACAGGAATCGGGATGGCTGAATATATCACAGTTTTCAAAAAGTGGGATGATTCGGACGAAACGACATGGGAACCAATTACCAATATTACAAAGGAGAATTTTAAACTTGATACATGGCAAGAGTGGGCAAGTCCGGTATTTAAGGAAAACCTTTCAAATTACAATAAGCCGGAATTGATTGAAACAATTCTATTTATGAAATCTGAATTATTCAGGATTCAAAACCAATGCAATGAAGGTTTGCCGCGCGATTGGTACTCAGATGTTTGGTTTGACATTAAGAGAACCGATGTGTTAAATAACAAAGAGGGAACCGACATGGGAGACGAAAAACATATAGCACCGCTACAATTAGAAGTAATTCACCGTTGTATTAATATGTGGTCGAATGTTGGTGACGTTGTATTTACGCCGTTTTTGGGGATTGGTTCAGAGATTTATAAGGCAGTTCAGAATAAACGTAACGGAATCGGAATTGAGTTGAAAGATTCTTATTTCGAAACCGCTGTAAAAAACGTGCGAAATGCGGAAGAAAGCAAACTCCAATTAAAAATGTTTGAATAAGTTTTGATTTAAATTCAGCCGGGTAAATTGGCCTACCAAAGCCGCCCGGCTGTTAAAACTTGAAAGATTAAAAATACAAATTTCTGTAATGGCAAGCGGCTGAATTTCCGGCCACCATACCGACATCCGCTTAATTTTGTTTTGAATTGAAAAATTTGTAATTTTGCAGATATGATAAAATTATCTTCATTAAAGACGAATCCAAAAAACCCGCGATTAATCAAAGATGATAAGTTTTTGAAGCTGGTAAAATCTTTAGAAACATTCCCGCAAATGATGGAACTTCGCCCGATTGTAGTTGATGAAAATAACGTCATCCAGGGCGGTAATATGCGATTTAAGGCACTTTTGCACATGGGAGTAAAAGAAGTGCCGGAAACGTATGTAAAGCAGGGGAAAGACCTAACTACGGAACAATGGCAGGAATTTGTAATAAAAGATAATGTTGGTTTTGGTGAATGGGACTTTGACCAGTTGGCGAATGAATGGGACAGCGACTTACTTTCTGAATGGGGTTTGGATTTACCTGTTTGGGAAAATCAGAATAAAGTATTTGACGAAAAAGAAATAAACGATGAAATTGAAACAGAACGAAAATGCCCAAAATGCGGTTTCGAATTTTAGTTTTGATACAATAAACGATTTTGATTCTCACATTGAATTATCAATTCCGAATTATAAACATATTTGGGAGTTAATTAATTCGCTTTCATCTTACTTCATTGTGAAAAATACAAACGTTTACGATTTAGGTTGTTCAACTGGATTAGGTTTAAAACTATTGCTTTTTAAAAACAAAGTTGAAAACGTTAAATTCATTGGTTATGACAGTTCTGAAAATCTAATTAAAGAAAGCCGAAACACAAAAGACTATCATATTGTTAATGTTGATATTACAGATGAAAATTTAACTTTTCCAAATGCCAGTTTGATATTGTTAATTTTCACTTTGCAATTTTTACCAACTTCAAAAAAAATAGCTTTATTAAAAAGAATTTATGATTCACTTTTGACAGGCGGCGCAATGATTTTAACTGAAAAAATATTTAGCGAAACCGGAAGGATACAGGACATCTTTACATTCAGCTATTATGATTTTAAAGAGCAGAATTTTAGCAAAGAAGATATTTTAAACAAACAGCACGATTTAAGGTATATAATGAAAAACAATACAGATACCGAAATTAAAAAAATATTGTCTAAAATTGGATTTTCTTATATTGAGCCGTTTTTCCAATCACTTCAATTTAAAGGATGGTTATGTATAAAGTAATTTCAACATTCTCAGGTATTGGCGGAAGTTCAACGGGTTACAAAATGGCCGGTTTTGAAGTATTGTCAGCAGTTGAATTTTTGGATTATCAGGCGGCAAATTATCATTTAAATTACCCGAATACGAAAGTTTATCAGCAAGATATAAGAACACTTGACCCGCTTAAAATACTTGAAGATACAGGCTTAAAAGTAGGTGAATTGGATATTTTAGACGGTTCGCCGCCTTGCAGTTCTTTTTCAACAGCCGGAAGTATTTCAGATGGGTGGGGAAAAGCAAAAAAATACGGTAACAGAGTACAAACAACAGATGATTTGTTTTATGAATATATTAGGTTTATAAACGCAATGCAGCCAAAAGTATTTGTTGCTGAAAACGTTTCAGGATTGATAAAAGGCGATTCAAAAGGAATGTTTAATATCTTTTTTCGTGAAATGAAAGAATGCGGTTATAACGTAAAAGCGAAATTATTAAACGCTGCAAATTATGGAGTTCCACAAATCAGGCAAAGGATTATATTTATTGGTGTTCGTTCTGATTTAGGAATTGAAGCAGTTTACCCGAAAGCGAATGAAAAGACAGTAAGTTTATCAGAGGCGTTTAAATCTGTTGTTAATTCAGAAAGCGATTTAAAAGAAGTTGACATAAGTCGATTTGCAATTTATTCAGAATTAAAAAAAATGCCGCAATACGGGAAAAGCAATAAATATTTATCACTTTTTAAAGAATCACCATTTAAACCTTGCCGAACATTAACAGCGACAAACGGAAGCAGCTCCGCAGGTTCCGTTTGTCATTGGGATAACAGGAAATTTACAGTAAATGAATGCAAAGCAATTGCAAGTTTTCCGCAAGATTGGAAAACAACAGGTAAAACATACGCTGAAAAAGTTGAAGGTTTTGGGCGTGCCGTTCCACCATTAATGATGAAAGCAATTGCCGAAACTATTAAAACTGAAATTTTAGATAAAATAAAATGAAACCACAATACCACGAAATAAAGATTTTGGAAGTGATAGAAAAACACGCCGTTTTTACTTTCAAAGATATTTTTGTCTATTATAAAGGTTGCAGCAGGGCAACAGCTTACAATCAAGAACTTGACAAATTAGACAGCATAAAAGAAGCATTAAACTTAAATAAGCGTAAAGGAGTTACTTCCATGTTGGCTAAATGGGTTAAATCTGAAAACCCGACTTTACAAATTGCTGCAATGAGATTACTTTGTGATACCGAAGAACATCGTTTATTGAATCAGAACTACACAGAATTAACCGGGGCCAACGGCAGAGATTTAACTCCCCCAATATTTAATTTCAAAAACCTGAATGAAAAATGATATTGATATTTCAATTAAATTTGAACCTCTATTTGAGATATTGCAGGGACTTCACCCGGAAGTTGACACTGTAATAATCACCGGGGGCCGGTACTCACTGAAATCATATACCGTTTCAATATTTGCAAATACTGCTTTGGCTTATTTTAAATGGAATATACTTTACACCAGATACACAAATAGCAGCATAATTGATTCAATCAAACCAGAAGTCAGCGACAAGATAGAACTACTTGGATTGGAAGGTACTTTAATTGATACTCAAACACACATCGAACACAGAGGAAACCGAATATCATTCAAAGGGATTAAACCCGGTTCAAAACAGCAATCAGCAAATTTAAAGGGATTTTCAGGATTCAACTGTTTTATAAACGACGAAGCCGAAGAGCTTCCAAACTTTAAAACATTCAAAAAAATATTTTATTCTGTCCGTGATACTAAAAAGCAAAACCTATCAATCCTCATCCTTAATCCGACAACAAAAGACCATTGGATATTTTACGAGTTTTTTGAAAAGAAAGGCCTGGAAGGTGGTAATAATTGCATAGTTGACAATGTTATGTATATACACACCAGTTATTTAGATTCGACACTTGAAAAAATGCCGGGCAACATTCTCAGGGATTACGAACGCATGAAAAACGAAGACCCGACCGAATATGAAAACATTGTTTTAGGCGGATGGATTACTGAACCAGAAGGGGTTTTGCTTCCAAAGTCACAATTGAAGTTTCAGGACTTATCAAAGATACCGAACGAGTGTATTATTTTCAGGTTTGCAATCAGTGACCCTGCAGACAAGGGCGGGGACAAATATTCAAATCCATTTATTCATGTTGCTGAAATTGACGGGCGATTGGTTTGCTTCGTGAAAGATGTTATTCATTCCACGTCTGGAATCGAGGCCAATGCCGAGAGAATACCATTGAAGATAATTGAGCACGGAATAGAATCGTTTTTTATTGAATCGAATGGGGTAGGTTTGGCAGCCGCTTTGCTGATTAAAAAAGCACTCCCGGCAAATGTAGGTTATGCACCGTTTCACAGTTCAATACAAAAGGAAACCCGGATAATCAGTCATTATGAGTTTGTGAAAAAGTTTTTTGTTTTCGATATCAATTACAAAAGCAACCCAGAATATCACAATTACATTAATGATTTAACCGGGTACGTGAAATCAAATGAAAATAATGTAAACAAACACAAGATTGATGCAATTGATTCGGCTTGTTTGGCGGCAAACATTATTAAATTAAAGTATCATAAAACTATATATGGCCAGTAGTAACGGAATATTAACCGGACACCATCGGAGAAACAAACAAAAACCGGCAAAACAGGTATAAAAACCGTT